TGGTTCATATGACTTGATGTATAAACATAAAGAGCATTTTTTACCTATTCTAAAAGAAGCTCTCGTGCAAGACGTAGATGAAATAATAGAAAAAAGAATTAGGCTCACCATCTCTCTTCTCGAGAGCGATGAGCCTAAAGAATATGCTAACATGTACGAGCTGTCGTTTACTAGAACTCAAGCAGCAGCTTGTCTCATGGGCTCACTTCCATCAACGCATGCACGAAAACGAGCCTATTTCTTAGGTATAGGTGAGCCAGGGAGATAGTACCAGCCACCGTTACCATCATATATCTTCATCACTTCCTCAGCGAACTTGTCATACAGTTCACAGACTCTCTCTAAAGAGAACGTTAGACCATATTGGCGTATTTCATGATGGTCTAGGTTTTTCACAGCTTCGATTGCTTCAACAAAGTCTTTATGCGTTCTGCATCTAAAGCCTGTTAAACCGTCTATGTTGTATTCTACAAAAGCTCCCCAGTCTGTACTAATTACAGGAGTACCTGACATGAACGCTTCAACCTGTGCTCCACAAAAAGGCTCAAGGAATACAGACGGCGCAATCAAGGCTCTTGCTTTTGAAAGCAACTCTGCTCGTTCTTTAACGCCAAGTAAACCAACATGCTCTACATGATCTGGTTCACCTTCAGGCAGTTTATCTGGTCCAGCTACAAGTAGCTTGATACCAGCATCTCTTGCAGCATCTCTTGCTATTGTATAGCCCTTGCTTGCGCCGCCATGCCGCATACCCAAGAACAGCAAGTAGTCTTCTCTCTTACCGTACTCGTCAAAGATGAAATCATTTTTGTCAAAGTGATTCGGTATTACTCGATTATACCACTCAAGTCTTCCTCCCATCTCTACAGCTACAAGACCATAGTAAGCATGCATAATCGCATAAGACTCAAAGATTTTGAAGGGCGCAAAAAAGCCAGACGGGTAACCAATGCCAGACTCTACAACGATCATGTCTTTAATATGATCACTTGCTATACGTATATGTGAAGGATAAGGACACATCAAAAAGTCTCTAGGCTGTTTTCTTTTGCCTACTTCTAAAGACACTCTTCTGTTCCACTCGTCTGATTCATTCACGAATGTACCAAAAAGCAAAGCGTTCTCTGGTTGAAGCACTTCGTCTCTTTTATATATCTCTACAAGCTCATCGCATTCTGCTGTAGAACCTTCATTACTGTAATGTATTACGTAATGACCTTTCATCTTCAACATTTTACACAAGGTAAGAGCCTTCTGTGTAAAAGCACAACCGCAGTACTCTTTGTTTGTGACAGTATGCGGTAACCCAAGTACATGAAATCTCATAGTTTTCTCCTTTTATGCTAAACTACTACCTGTAGACATGTTACGCTCATACTTATGAAGCGATGAAGCATGCCACCAAATAGAGCCAGGTGCTAAATACTTGTACTCAGGCTTATCACTCAATTCGCCTGCTACAGTTAAGTCATTCCACATAGTCTTAAACACGTGTTGATGCCAAGCTAAGTCATAAGGTAAACCATATTCAATATCATTACTTCTCATGTACACGATGTACTCAAGCTTATTGTCTCGTATAAAGTGATGAGTACAGAATGTGCAAATAAAATCGTGCTTGGCATGTATACCGTCGTCATGTATGATCTGAATCTCGGGCCTTATGTAGACGCAGACGCTCTGTCTTGACAGACTGTCGTTTAACAAAGACTGTACAGCATGCTTATACTGATTATTATTTTCTTCAGAAAATACACACCAGCCATAGTTGCTGTTAACACTGCCATCAGGCGCTGCACAGTTCTGCCATATTGGATTCCTCGCGATGACTGGTTGTGCTTTTATATTCCTTTCCATTGACTTATACCAAGCTAACTCAGCGTCAACATACGATTGCTTGGCTCTAGTGAGCTGTACAAAAGGATTAAACTCTATCACGTTAGGACATAGTAGCTCTCTTGTACCGTTCTTGAGCAGTGGTCGATTGCTTATTTCTTCAAGTATTCTTTCGTATATTTCATCATTTGTCATCTGTACTACCTAGTCCTCCTCGACCTGTGTCTTCAATATGGTCAACTTCAAGAAGATGCATGTCATACTTCTTCTTGATCTTAAACTGCACGACTCTTGTACCTTTTAAGAGCCTTACTGGATCGTTACTAACGTTGGCTAATATCGCATGTATGCCTCTTTTATAGTCTGAGTCTATAATTGAAGTAGAAGAAATAATGTTATGTTTTGTCTGTAAAGACGACCTTGGAAATAGCTCGATATCATAGCCTGGACTCACGATGTCAAAAGCAATAAGAAGAGGCACTGTTCTTACATGGTGCGGATGTATCCAAACATCTTCTGGCAATGACAAGTCGTAGCATGAAGCGTTGTCTGTCATCTTCTTTGGCTCTATGCCTTTACAGCCGTCACTTTCAAGTAACACGTATTTTACAGTGACCATGATGTCTTCTCCCAATATACTGTGCCTTGTCGATATTTGATATCACACTCAAACTGAGCTTTCAAATAGTCTTGAGGATACTCGTGCAGCTCAAATTTTTTGAATGATGAGTACACGTCTACCATCGCGTTAGCTACGTCAAAAGGCACGTACATTATGCCTTTATTGAAATGTCTTAAAGCACATCGCATAGCTTGCATTCGTTCAGGAAGATGGAAACAAGGGTTCATGATTATCAAGTCACAGTTGAACGTTTCTCCATCTTGCCAAGAGAAAATCGATTTTTCTTCAAAAAGATCTTCTCTTGTCTTCCACTCAAGGCACTTACACAAAGCTTCACGATCTACATCAAAGCCTACGAACTTGAGCTCACGATTTGGATACACTTCACGTAGAGTTTTGAGTAGCATACCATCACCGCACATTGGATCAAGTATTCTACTACCTACTTTTGGGTTTAGACGTAAAGCCATTTCTACAGCGATGCCTTTAGGCGTATAGTATGCGTCTAACTCATCTCTTTTCTTTTTGTCCACTTTGCTTCTCCTTAATGAGCCATAACAAGATTAAACAGTTAGAGATAATATGATGCAGATGACTATGGCCTGATTCAGAATCAAGCATTTCACCACTCATAAAAGCTATGAAATGACGACTCATAGCGTCTCTGTAATCATCGATAGAGCAGTACTTCCAACTTTCATCTTCGTACTTCTTAGCTCCTTCTGTGAATACGTCACCGACTTCTTTGAACATATCCCAAGGTACAAGAGACCATCTCGTTTTATTCTTCTTAGCTTCTAAAGCTTCTTTATTACGTGTCTCGTGTTCTTTAACTGAGCTTATCTTTCCCATACAGGTCTCCTTTGTCGATACATTGTTTTATTATGAACAAGAGCATCTCCACAGAAACCTGATTCTCGCCAAGTCATCAAAGAGTCTGTAGAGGAAGCAACTGTAGGATTACCATGTATGTTCCACGACGTGTTTATTAGCATAGCTAAACCCGTTAGTTGCTTATACTTCTTAAGCAATCGATATGCAAAAGATGAATGGTTGTACAATACTTGAGGTCGAGCGGTACCATCACAATGTATCGCTCCCGCGTATTGCTCAGTGTCTACTTTACACTTCAATACTGCCGTCATGTACTGGTTTGTCTTATCAAGCTTTTTATCTCTATAAAACAGCTTATCAACGTCTTTATCAAGAACTATTGGAGCGTAAGGCATATACTCTGAACGACCAAGAGTTTTGTTCAAGAGCTTTGTTCCTTCTGGATCAGAAGGTTGATAAAACGTAGATGAGTGACAAAGAGCTCGTGGACCAAACTCAGATAAGCCACTTCGATAATGTACTATGCCACCATTCGCAAGTATCTTTGCCATCTCATCAATTAAGTCTTTTTCATAGAGAAACGTTGTACGATGACACTCTTCATCTACTACGAAATTGATTGCTAAAGAGCATGGGTCCTTCATGCTTAAGCCACTATATACATTTCCAAAGTGACCGGCAGGTATTTTCTTTGGCTCAAATAGACTCAGAGCAGCTCCGATAGCTGTACCTTCGTCTCCCATGCAAGGAGCAACATTAACAGTCTTAAAAGAAGTTCTTTTAGCTATGAGACTATTCAACCTTACGTTTGCAAAAAGACCACCAGCTAAAAATAAATGATGCTTGTGAGCGTCATTTATTGTAGACAATAGCTTCAAAGTCTCTTTCTCTATGAACAATTGAGCCATTAAGCATAGACTTGTTATGCTCGAGTCGTCTGCATCGATGACAACTTTTGAAGGCTCTTTATTAAGCCAGTCTTTGCAAAACTCAAAGATGTCTCTTTGTAGGTCGAAGAACGAATGACCCTTGTAAGACCAAGTATGATCAGACGCAGAAAAGTTAAGGTATAGTTTTTTCATGAGCTTCAAAGCGGTAGTGTAGTCACCTCGTGCAGCTAAACCTGTTACCTTGCCTTCATGCTGATGCATCTTTAATCCTAAAGAGCCTGTAATAAACTGGTACACAAGAGCTACAGAGTCCTTCAGAGAGACCGAATATATTGGTTTTTTAATATCCTTAATGTGTCTTTCTGAGTAGCTCAGACCATCTCCATAGCCATCTGAGACTATAATATAAGAGTTCCTGGGAACTTTATAATAAGGAAATATAGAATACGCATGAGCTGTATGATGGTCTACTCGACGAGCTTGAATAAAGGACGTATGACAGTGCGTATTTACAAAGTCTAATAGGTTTTGCTCTGCTGACATATTGTCGTCATATATCCATTCTGGTTCATACTTAGCAAAATACTCTTTATTAAGAGTATCGTAATGAGAGTAGTTTAACACGTTAGACACGCCGCTGTTACCTCGTACGACTAAAAGTATTGCGTGTACAGGTATTCTTTTTGTATTCTTTTCTCGAGTGAGTCTTTCTTCTGAAACAGCTCTTACTAGACGACCTTTATTGTCTACAAGAGCTGCACTAGAGTTAAAGCCTAAAGACATGCCTAAATGATACTTTGCTTTCATCTAACTATCTCCTCTATGTCTTCTTCAGACGTCTTATCACTGTCTTCATCAAGAGGCTTAACGATTCCGTTGATAAAGCCAAACATCGTATTAACCATGGCTGTGAGTTGTTCAACATCAAAAGTATAGCCTTGGACTAGCTGTCTTTGTATACGTCTTAATGTATTTTGTACAGTCCATATATCTACCCTTTTAATACGACCTGGTCCTACTCTAGTAGGTTCGTTTAGCTGAGACTTAATTGTCTCATGCATCTTGCTCTCATCACTCACGTACCAACCCCCTATATTTGTCAAAGTCAAAATTACCTGACTTCATTTCTTGCCATATGTCATCTTGCTGGTATCCCCAAGAAGGCCCAACATCACAACTCGTTCTTATAGGAACAGTCCATCTGTCACTATAAGCATTCTCCATACATCTTTGAAACTCAAGCGTAGCTTCTATGCCTTCTTTTGTGTAAGGCATAGATAGAACGTTTTCATCATGCACTGTAGCATGTAGCTTAAGAGTATTGAAGATACCTGCTTTATAAGCATCAACTAATCCTTTCTTCAAAGTGTCTGCACAACTGCCTTGGATCAGATGGTTTAACATCTTGTACAAGCCGTCGTTCCATCGACCTTTCTCAGGGTCATAAAAAGGTTTAGGCTTATGATGAGCTCGACCACCGATTGAAAGTATGTAACCTTTTAATCTTACTTCATTAGCTACATGCTGCTGTGTCTGTCGTATATAGGGCATACCAGCATGGAACTTATTGTATACTTCAATTGTCTTCTCAAGAGTTTTGAACGCTTTCTTGTTCTTGAGGAATATGCCTTTTGGCCCAGCGCCGTATACGACAGTGAAATTCAAACGCTTAGCCCATATGCGTTCTTCAAGCTCTGCTAGAGTTTGAGCCATCGTATGAAAGTCAGCATGCTGTCGAGCCTGCTCTTTAATCACTTCGCTCCGTTCACCTATAGCAAAGTGAGCTAGACCATACATCTCTATAGAAGAGTAGTCTAGAGCTGCTAGCATACATCCTGGCTCAGGCAAGAAGAGAGATCGCATCTCTTTGCCATAAGACTTGACGCCTTCAGCAGACTCTTCACGAGCAGGTATCTGCTGAAGGTTAATCGTACGAGAGCCGAATCGTCCTGTACGTGTGCCGCCCTCATCTCTCTTATTCGGACTGAATACTGAGTATGCTCTACCATTAACAAGCTTTTGAAGAGAACCTTCAAGAAAGTTGTTTATAAGAGTAGCATACTTCTTGCTATTTTGTATGTGCTCTATAACAGGATGGTCTATCTCGTCAAGAGCTGCTGCGTTCCAAGACTGATTACCTGTAGCTGTTACTACAGGAGATATAATACCCAAGTCGTTCATAGCTACAGTCATCTTCTTAGGCGACTTGACTATATCTGCATTGATACCGTACTGATAAAGAAGTATCTCATCAGTTTCTTTTTGCTTGTCTTTAATAAATGAAGTGAAGTTGTCTCTTGCAACTTCATCGACAGGAAAGCCATTACCATTGAGCAGGCTTATAACAGGCTGTAAGTCACACTCAAGCTTATAAGCTTCTTCATGAAGCTTCATAAACTTTTCCTGAGCCATGAATAAGTCATACGTGGCTCTACAGTCTTGCTCATTATACTTGATTACAGCTTCTCTACCTTCGGGCTCCATCCATACGATGTCTATGTTATCCCAGACGTCGCCTCTTAAGCCGTACACAAGCTTATACTTCTCAAACCAAGCATCAAGAGTGTCTGCTGTGTTCTTACCTTTTACATTGAATCTCTTACAACAAGAGTCTAAGTCTAAGTCAGCATATTCGTCTATCAAGCATGCTCTTGTCATTGTGTCATGCAAAATACCACCGACTTTCCAGTCATAACCGTGTATAAGCCATGACACGTCATACACAGAGTTATGGAACACTTTGTCTTCGTCTGAAGCCAACCACTCAGGTAATCGAGGGTCATCTGGAAAGCAACAGACATAGTTCGTACCATCATAAAGACCTACGCAGAGTATAGCAGCGTCCTTACGATGATAGCCAGGGCCTAGCGACTTAAAGTCGCTATGCTCTGCTACCTCAATATCTATAGCTATCAAAACGCTGGAACCTCATCATCTTCAGGACTATAAGGCCTTGCATCTTGCTGCGACTGTGACTCAGAAGTACTCTGCTGATTGCTTGAGCCACCTGGCAAGAAATCTACTTTTGACGTGTTTACAACGATCTTTTTCTGCGTAGATCCATCCTGCTTTGATGTCCACTGCTGGAGCTCAACTTCACCACCGCTGACAGCTATGCCCTTCCCTTTTGTTAAATAGGGAAGCATGTTCTTTGCTGATTTGCCCCAATGATTGACTGTGATGAATAGAGTCTTAGCATACTGCCCGAAGCCTGTATTGTTTGCGATGTCAAACGTTACAAGCTCTGTGCCTGAGGGCAACACTCTATATTCAGCGTCTCTTGTCAGACGGCCTGTTACTACCCAGTTATTTATGTCTGCCATACGCATCCTCCTTAATAGAAAATAAAAGCCAGCAGCTCAAAAAGCTGCTGGCTCACGAGACTACTCAGCGTCTCCTGATGTTTCAGGAGCAGCGAGCAGTGCTACGTTCTGAGCTGACAGAAGCTGAGGCTTGACTGATTCAAGGAAGAGTTCTTTATCAAGAAGCTCTCCTCTTGAGACACTGACAAACTTCGCAATCTGCTCTGCGGGCTTCGCAGGGTTCTGTACAAGATCGAGAGTGAGGTGCCAAGAGAAAGCGTACAGTGGAGCGATGCGACCTGAAGGGAGCCTCTGAGACCTGAGCTGAGCATTCCACTGCTTACAGGTTTTCATGCTACCTACAGTCGGGCTGAAGTACATGACACCACTTTCAGGTGCGTCTGCTTTCATGCAAGCATAGATGAAGAGCTCTTCAACCTTGTTGCCTGTTTCGGGGTTCGTCATCTTCGGGAATCCACGAGTACCGGGCTTCGGCATCTCTACCTTCACGGGTATTGAGTTGGGCTCATAGCGTCCAACAGTCTCATACGGCGGTTCCTTGCTGCGTTCAATCCAAGCTGTCTTGAAAGCAAGAGGTATCACCTCTACAGTAGGACCGTAGTTTTCTTCTGTAGAGCTGTTCCTCCATGTGCCTGGCTGATGGCCATGCATCGTGGGGCCAGAGCCGGGCTGAACCATCCCGAGGTACGCTGTACTGACTGTGTCTTGAGTAAAACCATCAAGACCGTCACCTGCTAAGTCGTCGAATACCGTCTGGTCTCCGCCACTTGCTGCCTGTTCCTGTTCTACAGATACCTTGTCATCTTTGAACAATGCCATATTGTTCCTCCGTCACTTGTTCTACTCATACCAGGTATGAGCTATATTTAGCTATCTACGATAGCCAATATACTTATGCTTTGAGCATAGCTTTATGCCGTATAGACTCACTTGTTTCGCCTCTTGCTAAAAGGCTGCACTCTTCTGGTGTAAAGTAAATCCAGTTGCCTAAAACGTTAGTTTCTAATAGCTCTGTAGGCACAAAAGCTACGAATTGAGCAGAGTTAAAAGTAGAAGGTAAGTTCGACTTACACACGATAGTAAACTCATCTATCTTCATTCTATTATCAAGGCATACTCTAGTAATCATCTTGGTACTTCCACCTTGTACACCAGTTATCTGCAGTCGTCCAGTCGGTACAAAGGGAAAAGCTTGTATGCCCTTAATAGGAGAGCGAACAGCTGTTCTTGTAAATCTCACATAAAGACCTGGAGTATCACACTCTAGCTCAACGATACCTGTGTCTATCATGTAGAAGCTGTCTACATGTTCCCACCATTGACGGACTGTCTCTATATACGGCCGTAGTCTTTGACGTAACACATGCTCCCAAACAGGATCATCTAAGCCTGGTCTGTCATCGATCTGCATCATCCATAGCCTCCACGTCTCTGTCTATTTTCTGTATAATATCGCTGTATTGTCTAGATTGCCAATAGCTTATCTCATTCTTCCTGTAGTAAGAGCTTAAGCCGTCTAGAATAGCTCCATCAGCCCAAAGCATGTCATGCGTATAGCCTAATACTCTACATAAACGATATCCTGGGAAGAAGCAAGTCTGTCTTCTTCCATTCCACTTGCTATCAGTCCAGAACGTGCCATGTAATAAAGCCAGCATTGCTTCTCTATACTCTGGCTTCGTAGGTACAAGCTTTTTACCGAACTGCTCTTCAGGCGCTAAAGGCCTATTCTTCCATTGTTCATACAGAGGTTTCCAGTCGTAGTGGTACACGGCTCCCCAGTTTGTATGTATCGGCTTCTGCATGCCTCTAACAAGAACGCCATGATATTCAAACTCCCTTTCAATGAGTATAGGTGCTCTTGTCAATCTTGCAGGATCAGCTGTAGTAGAATCAAACACAAGCTTGTCGCTAAGCTGTGTAGCTAGATGAGCATGAAGCCATTTATACGACTCAAGATCAGGGCACTCGTCAGCTATTCTAACAATTATGTGGTATGACTTGCCACCACTATATACGACTCGTGCAGCGATACCTTCTCTGAAAAGTCTCTCTGCTTCTGATAGTTGTAATCGTAAACGTTCAGCGAAGAGTCTTTCAGACGTCAGGTCACCGCCCTTCTTGATACGTTCTTCTTCAATCATGTATACAGACTTCGTTGTTTCGTCAGACTCAAATAAGAACGTGTCCATGTACTGGACATTCTTGTTCTTATTTTCAAGAGACGTAACACCTGGCTTCATTTCATTTAGAGTCTCAAACTCACCATTAGGATCAGGCCTCCACTTGCTGTTCACTCTCAGTCGTTGGCCTATTCTTTCTACTGGCTTCACCTCAGCTGCATTCGCTATGTCTCTGTAAGGCCTCACCTGACGTATAATAGCTGATGCTAAGACAAATCGAGCTGTTGGTGCTGTGCGATGTCTACCTTGTATACCATAGAAGCCTCCAGGTATAGCTGTTGTAACAGGATATACACGTATTCCAAACTCTTTAACTAGCCATGTTTCACAGTCATATAACGTACGTTCAACACTAGCGTGTGCAAAAGGCTTATTAGAGAGCTGGTCATAAAAAACAATAGGCCTACATAAAGCGACAAAGTCTGGCTTACCAGCGACGCTTGGAAAATACTGCAGAGCTGCTGAAGTCTGTAAATATGAAGAGAGGTCTACAGTTTCTTCTCTTTCAGTACCTTCATTTATTACGAGAGTTTGTACAACTTCTTTCGTATCAAGAGTAGCTCGAATAAATGGAGCAAGTGAACGAAGTATAGCTTCAATCTCTGTGTTCTCTGTCGTTCTTGGCAGTGTAAAGCATCTGTCATAAGCTGCTGTATGAGGAAACTGTCGTACTTCAGTATTAGCTATCTTCTCGTCTGTAAAGAGTTCATGCTTAAACTGTGAGATAAGATCATAGTCTTCTACAAAAGGTATACCTGTGCGATTATTGTTCATGTCTTGGCCATAAAGCTTGGTAAAGACTTCATCAGCCAGTTTGCTTTTCTTTCTTGTGAAGTTTTCGTCTGCTTCCATAATCATAAATCGCCTCTGATCAGTGTCATCATCAAACTTGATTGGCACGTCTTTGTTCGACGTGACTACGAAGTCTGTGTAAGACTCTTGATATATCGGGTCAAGACCTTTATGCTCCTTTCTGATCGTAGTAGCTGTAGCTCTAGACTTGAGAGCAGCAGCTGAATTCTTCTTGTCTTCGTATTCTTTTTCTTCATGGCACACAATTAAAGCATCTGCGTAGTCTGCATTAAACCGACTTTGACTGTCGTACTGATCAGTCACAAGAACATTATCCTTACCAAAGAGACCTTTACACAGAACTTCTGCAAACGTTGTTTTACCTGTACCTTGTGCACGACTGACGATGATAGGTACAACCTGCGTCTTCTGCGTTGGATAACACATCTTCATACGAAGCCATGCAAGAAGATGCATGTAACATTCTCCTGCTATTGCTTGTATGAATGTGTATATATGCGAAGTGTCTCTTCGTGTCTGCCTAGCAAAACAAGGAAAAGGCTTCGCTATATTAAAAGTACCACGAGATGCGTCATAATAACCACTTGGAGTACTGTAGTCTCTATGGTATATTGGTTTACGTCCCTGCTCTTCTCTTTCACCGTTCACTCTAGCTGTGTCATGATATTTTATACCTCGAGGAAACCACTGTCTTGGAGTACGCTTACCTTTTTCGTCTACGTCCCAAACAAACAGTAAGTCAGAGCAATAAGCATCAACCCAAGCTCTCTTAATTAAGATGTCACCACGGTGTGTGAGATAGTAATACTGGCGTGTGCTACGACCGATTACAACAATATCAAGAAGATGCTCTTTAGCCCACTGCGCGCACTCTTCATCAGAGTCAAAGCCAACGCCACATCTATCTTCAATAGCTTGTTGTATCATCCTTTGCTGGGTAGCCGCACTGTCGTATATCTCACCATATACAGCAGGTCTTACATCATCTTGCGACATTCGACTACCGCCTTATTTACTATGTTTTATGCTACCTAGCTTGTTCTTTTCTTTCAGCCAGTAAGAGCTCACTGCTTTATGGCTGTCTATGTAAGAAGACGTTATACAAGAATAGTCTTGTACTGAGAAGTCTTCTCGAAGCATGACTTCTCTTTGTAACTGTCTTAAACCCTCTTCAGGTATATGACAGTCTATTGAAGCATCGTCTTTTCGACGAAAGCCCTTACACGTTTTCAAGTACACGCAACCTACACAGTCTATAGCCATATGTTTCCTCATGCTTCAATATTCACGAAACCGACTTCCTGAAAATGGAAGCTCTCAGGTATGTCCTGTATCTGCAGTTGTGCTACGCCTGTGCCAGCTCCAATTTTATCTTTGAAAAACGCTTTAAGCGAGTTCGTATTCAGATCATCTACTTCAGCATAAGGTATGCCTGTAGCTTTCAGCTTATCCATTTGAGAAGAGTCAACCTTAGCACTCTCCTTGATAAGATGCTCTCCACCGTTTGCTCTGAGCCATTCAACCTGAGCTCTACGATCTTCTGCATTTTTGTTTGGCTGGCAATAGAACTTACGTTCATACGTCATAACGCCGCCTGACATAAGCTTTATTTCGCTTACACCTGCGTTAAACATTTCCATGGGAAGGACAGATGACGCGTAGTAGTCATGCTCTTTAACAGCTTGCTTGTACTCAGCTTCAAGCTCTATAACTTTAAGCTTCAAAGCTTTAAGGTGCTCACCCATTTTTACGAGATTCTGTAATATATTTTTGTCAGATTCTGTTGCAAGATAGTCAAACTTGTCGCTCATCTTTCTTAAGCTCCTCACTAAATGCGTTTATAATACGAGACATCTCGGAAGCGTCATAATCACGTATTACGCACAAATACTCATGTATCTGCTTCTGAGATATCTCATCCAGATTCGTCTTTCCGTAGTGTATAGCTGCATCTTGTCGAGCGACTAGAGGTAAATAATCTAATGCTCGAACAAGAACTATCACCTGTTGAGGAAAAGACATGTTGTTGAAGCCACGACTCCCTAAGAAGAAGTGTATCCTGATGTCATTCAGCGTCATCGTTCAGATCAAACTCCTCTTCATCGAAGATGCTCTCTTCATCAATGTCGATGTCGATGTCTTCTTCATCGAAGAGATCAAACTCCTCATCATCGAAGTCTTCTTCATCATCGAAGTCTTCTTCATCATTGAGCATGTCATTCATAGATTCCTCCTATATCGTGTATATACATTATACCTCATGTTTAATTAAAGCATGAGGTTTAATTAAAGTTTATTTTCTCTTGAACTGTCACTTTATGATGAGACTAATGTGTCTTGCGTCTTCTAATTGAAACCAAACGTCCATAACATGATTACCGTACTCAACACTAGAACTGGGCGGTCCGTTCTTAAAGCCAGTGTAGCCGCAGTTGTAAGCTACTGCTACAGCCCACCACGTGTTTAATAAAGGCTCTTTAGACAACTTTTTTATAAGACATATGCCTTCTCTTATATTAGCTTCTGGACATTTCCAGTCGACATGGCCGAAGTATCTTGAATTAAGCTGCATGATTCCTTTGTCTACAGAGTCATCAGAATTAGGCTGACTTACAGCTGCAGGGTTAATTACTGTATTTTCTATTGAACCATTCCAGTGTTCTGTTATGGCTATCGCTTGTACAAAGTACGGCGGTACACCCGCCTCAACAGACAGCGTAAATATAAGAGCGAGTATCTCAGCCATCAGCTTTCGGTCCCATAGCTTTTAATTTCTCAAGAAGCGTAGGGTCATTGGCTGCTTTACTGATAGCTTCAGATGTTGTAGTCATACTTTCAAGTATAGCTTTAGCTGTATCTTCTTTAATCTGAGAGAGCACAACTTCTCGATATTCATTAGGCAGATTTGAGTTAAACTGAGAAATAACCTCAGAGAACGTTTGTTGACCAGACAGTCGAGCTATCTGGTCAAAACTCTCAAGTACTTGATTTACTTCGGATTCTGTCATTCAGCTATCTCCTTTATGTCGGCGCCTCTCATATAATCGAGCAGATTACGTTTAAGCAACAGAGCTGTCACTATCTTCTCATCTACACTGTCTTTATAGATATAGTCTATATATTCACACGGACTCTTCTGACCCAGTCTGAATATACGACCTTCAAGCTGAAGTCTTAACTCAAGGCTGAACGTATTGCTATAGCTCAGTATCGTATGAGAACGCTGTAAGTTATGTCCACGAGCCATTGAAGCTACGTTGGCAACCATGATATCATACTTACCTTCTTTGAACTCTTCAATTGTACCTATACGTTTCCAGCCTGTGATGAGACAGCAACGGTACTTATTACTCAAATCATCAAAGATTCTTTTTGCTTCTGCACTGAACCGTGTAGAAATGATACACGGCTTTGCTACTTCTTCAACGTCTCTGTATAGAGCGTCTAACTTTGGGTTACTTTTACCGATCCACTTTATAGGCTCATCTGGAGTAATGTCTCTTTCGTCTTCATTATTCCACATGCTCATAAACACTTTGTCTTCATCAGACTCGTCATCATCATCATTGTAAAGAGATGATGTATCATAAATGAACCCGCTAGATATCTGTTGTAAACGAAGCATAACAACAAGCTTACTCTTAGCTGTCATCTTATGATCTTCATATTCTGCTATAAACTCTTCTCTCATTGAGTCGTAGCACTCTCGAAGTTCATCATTCATAGTGAGTTCACGAGTGATGTAATTCTGCGGAGGCATGTCTGCACAGTCGACAAGCAGCTTGAATCTACTAACAGACTGTAGCATCTCTTTCAATTCATCTGCATGTTTATATGGACCTTTATAAGAGTCCTGACTTTGTACGACGTTATACGTATCCAGACTACAACCACAGATAGCTGCAGCTTCATTGTACGTAGAACAAGCTTTAATCGCTGACCACCAGTCAGCTGATAAAGGCACGTTAATCACTCTGTTATTTATCTCAAGCTTCGTAAACATACCATAATAGTTTTGGAATGAGTACCAGTTACGGCCAAAGAAGTTTGGCTTTAGAAACTCCATCATAGCCCAGAGGTCCATAGCACCGTTTGTTACAGGCGTTCCTGTGAGTATAGCTCTGGCTACTGATTTTGGTGTACTAGATATAATCGTTCTGCCTTTTTTAATGGTACTGTTAAACTCATATAGCATACGCTGCGTACGCTGAGCATGTACGTTCTTGATTACTGTAGCTTCATCTAGTATAATGAATGTCTTATGAGCATTTGCCCAATCTACAATGTCTCTCCATTTAGAAGAAGACGAGAACGTGTCGATATTTACACAGACTACTTGTAGTATTTCAGGGTCTTCATCAAATGCGTAAGCTGTACGCGCGCCACCTCTACCGTAAAGACATTGAATGTCGTAAGGCACACCTAACCATAGAGGAACCTGCTCTACAGCCCACTGCTTATGAACATCATTTGGAGCAACTATTAAAAGAGCATCTATCTCTTTCCTCTTGAATTTCTCTGCCGCAATCGCAAGAACGGTCGCAGACTTTCCGACGCCCATTTCAAAGAAGAGTGCGATCTCTGCTTTATCCTTAAAAAACTCCAAAGCTTCCTGCTGATGTTCATAAAGAGCCGGAGTACAAGCGTCAGCAAAGTCATCGCTCCGAGTATAGTTAACGACACTCTTACTACTTTTATTGTTGGAGCTTCTTCGTGTGTCAGGCTTGTCCTCATCAGTCTTAGTGGGTGCGCGTTGTGCAGTAGCATTAACTATACCTCCTACAGCTTTAATTGCTGCGTCTCTTGCGTAGTCAAACTTTTCTTTTGAGTGAGATGAGTTCGCTCGCTTATCAACAATAGAACCTTGAGGACAAGAGAAGTCTCTATGGAACATACCTTCTTTGTATATACACGGAGCTTCTTCATCAGACCAGCCTATGCTAGCCCAATGTGATGGACGCCAAGCATGGCATACTTTACACGGCGTCATAAAAACTTTCTCCTTTTAACTCGTTCAGTCTCTAAAGACAACTCTTCAATAAGCTCGGCTTGTTCAGAAACTGTACGACTATAGTCGTCACTCATGTCAGCTACAAACCAACGTCGTTCAAACCTTTGACAGAATGAAATGAACTCATCATCTGGTTCAAAGCCCTGCTCACTACCGATCTTCATGGCTCTTTTTCTTCCAAGCTCAACAAAACGTTCTTCCATATTCCTCACCCTATAGAATAAAAAAGATAAAGTCATGCCTCAGGACGTCGAGTAGCAAGCATGACTTTATCTTATGACATGACTCCATTTACTGGTCTCATCTCTGTTGTATCTAGGGTCATACCTATTACCCCACACAGAGCCCATCGAGTATCTGAACTCGTCGCCCTGAGGTTCAAGGTCTATGACATCATAACCACTGACTATTCGAATAAACATGTGATTCATTCCTGTCGAAGGATTAACGTTAACAGTTATTCGTGCTTTAGAACCATAGAGCATACGGAACCAAAGAGAATAATCTATACAGTCTACTTTGCTGTCTCTGTTTACGTCAGGCACGCCATACTTACGCATGACTTCAAAGATAAGAGGTATGTTAGATACCTTATTGCGATTGTCTCTGAGGTATATAGCTTCAGGCATATCGTAATCTGGAATCGTGTCTTCAGGCTGTGTACATGACCTGAAAGATGTGCAAGTCCAGAGGAACACAAGACTTACAACGATGACTGCAACCCATCGGATTATCGACGCTACATTCTCTACTATACAAGCTTCAATTATCTCGTCTTTCTTATCGTAGTAAGTTGTGTACGCATTCGCTTTTAATAAAGACGCTTCACTGATGGGTAAGCCGTAGTTGAAAATATTGAACTGGCAGTTAGCACAATCTAACTCACAGCCTATATCATGTTTCTTAGCACACTCTATCGCAAGAGCGTACAACGCACCACTGTCCATAGCTTACCTCCACAGCTCAAAAGTATTCCGCCATATAGGACTCGAACCTATGATCTTCTGGTCCCAAACCAGACGCCTTGGCCACTAGGCTAATGACGGATAAAAAACCCACGGCTTCGCTTCAGTGCCCGTTAGCGTCTACTGACGGGAGAAGCACGAATTCACGAAGCCATGGGTAAGGACCGGGTTACGCGGTCGGCAGGGACTTGATCGTGTACGTAGAGTTGACCATCTTTACAGGATCAATTGTACATTCAACGATGATGCCCTTGTCAGCCCAGCGCTTAACCCAGAGGTCAAGAGTAGACTTACCCTTGTAGGTCTTGTTGAAGGCTTCCTCGAGGGTAATCTTCTGACCAACCTTGGGGTTGTCTCCGAAAAGGATTGAGAAAATGCTCGGCCCACCGAAGCCACCCGACTTCGCACGTTCTGACGGATCTTTGCAGAGACTGAGGACGAACTCTTTCGCCGAAGCTGAGAGTTTGTCGAGCATGCCAGCCTTGCTCAATTCGTCACGGAGCTTGAGAGCGTTCTCATACGCAGCCTTCTGCTTTTCCGCACGTTTGGCTTTGTAGTTGCGATAGGCCTCTTCACGTTTGGCTTTGTCGCTGTCTACATTTGCAGTCTGTGCCTGAGCAGCAGGTGCACCAGTTACCTTTCCAGGTTCTCCCATCAATGCCATGATAATTCTCCTTTCGAGTCGCGTTAGGCCGTCTCTCGTCTATGCTGCAACGCAGCTATTTTACGACGATGCCGCAGCCGGTTCCAACTCCATTCTACAATTATCATTGTATAATTTATTATACTATACTATAGAAGTATTTCAAAGTTTTAATTAAAGTTTATTTTTATACTCTCACTCTTCAAGATAGATAAAATATCTCGCAGTTTCGTTACTCTCCACACTTCATGCGGATACACGAGATTATTTACGTATCTCTTGTTCATAGGTATAATAATAAAGCCATCGCGCATAGCTACAATGGTATATGTTATACGACCACAAGAAATACGATAGTCTTGAGCCCATGCTTGTTGACCTTTACGCCACTTGATTTTCCAATATGGGTCATTGATAGACACATACGGGTCATTCTTTAATTCAGCCCACATCTCTGTAGGCACCCATCGCAGCCATAGATCAGGTATCCCAGAACCTGTTACGCCGCTCTCTATACGTTGTACAAAAGGTACTCGTAAATTAAATACACTTAATAACGCTCTACTAAAGTGGGCTTCACTTCTGTACATAGTGTAACCTTCCTCTTTTAAGCCTGCTCTTACAGACTTCTTGATTTTACAGCATGAACCATCACAGTCAGTAAGACAATTCAATTGTAGTACCACCTACATAAGCAGCAGTATACGATACACAGCATAAGCTATGCATACAGCAAAAACAATTATGACTAAAGTCATAAAGAACTTGTCAGCTCTCAGTTTCACTTGTATCCTCCTTATTAGGTTGAAGCAGTTGTTCGGTGTTTTTGGCACCTTCGAGCAATTCTATTTTCTCTATGATTTTGTGCTGGCACTCATCACACAAACACACGACATCGCCAATACTAGTGCAATAACCACCGTCTATCATAAGCTCGTTGCATCCATATTCTTTCTGCATATTCTTCCTCCATACGCCCGGATCACCTGTGAACCGCAGGCGAGTCTGGTGCATCTGATTGTTCTGCGGCTTTATTTAGTGCATTCATAATAAATTCCGCATCCTCGGCCATGCACTCGCAAATCGTTAAAACGTTTTTTCCGTAATTCCCCTTCCCTGGTTCACAATCAACAACTATCGCGGAGTCCCAGCAACATCTGTGTTCTACAAATGACGCATCAATCCTATACATATTTACTCCTTATAAAGTCAGCAGAGCATCATATTAACCTGCACGAAGTGTCAGGTTGAAGCAGTTGT